ATTATTATATACTACTAAAATTACATTAGATTTGCGATCTTGAATGCACGATAGTAGAAGTTTGACTGACGGTGTAGAACGCCTTCGCCTTGTGTAGTACCTTCAGCGAATGGGTTTGCTACCATACCGTAACGAGTCTTGAAGCCAATTTTTGGCTGGAAGCTGCCAGTATCAACAGCACGAACCATTTGTAGAGGTACGTATGGGCAGTAGAAGATACCTGCGTCATATGCGTTTGTACCCTTATAACCAATCACAGCAAACTCAGATGTTGAGCCTGTTGGGAAGTATGGATCGATGTAAACTTTGATACGACCGAACATTGTACCAGCAAATGTGTTACCAGTGTCGTCAACTGTTAAGTTAACTTGACCTTGTAGTGCTGATTGATAGTCCAGAATACCAGCCATTGCAAGAGCAGAAGCAACGTCTGATGAACAGATCATCATGTTGCCTTTACCACGACGAGTTGTCTTTGCAATTGTGTTAGCTTCACGTTCGATTTGGAATGCAAGACCTTTGATCTTTTCAACCATCCAACGACCATTTGAGTCAGTGTCTAGATTGAAAGTACCTTTTGTTGTTGTACCAACTTGAGCACCTGTCTTAGCAACTGCGTAGATTGTACGAACAACTTCACGGTTGATCTCTGCAAGAATTTCTGATGACAGAATGTTTGACAATTCTGTTTCAGCGTCAAGACCATGAACTGCTTTCAAGTCTTGTGCAAGTTCCATTGAGTATTCTGCTTTCAGAGCACGTGTCTTAGCAGTTACAGTTACCTTCTCGATTGAGAAAGCCATTTCTTCAAATGCTGGTGAACCTGATGTACCAAGAGTTTCAGCATCTGCTGTTGCCATTGGAGGTCCTGCAACGATTGTGTTTGCAAATACATTGTCAGTTGCTGATGTATCTGAATCAAGTGTATATGTAACAGATGTAGCAGACTCAGCACCTGAATGACGAGTGTTAGCCTCGTTGTAGAATGCTTCTGTACCACTTTGAGTACCGTAACGTGTACGCATTGCGAAGATTAGACCTGTTGGTCCTGTCATTGGCTGAACGCCGCAAACATCGTATGCGATTAGGTTAGGTAATGAACGACGAACTAAAGAAATGATGATTGGGTCGAAACCAGCTACTGGACCAGTAGCAGTTGCAGAACCACTAAAACCGCCTGTACCAGCAGAGTTAGTTGGTGCTGTTTCCACCATAAAACCAGTCTTTCTCATTTCTTCAACTTGGTTTTCAAGAACCACAGCGGTAACTGCTTTACGATATGGGTCTTTAATAGCAGGTAGTTCTGGGTGATTCAGAACTTCATCCCACTTAGTTTGTAAGCCTTCAGACAAATACATATAAGTCTCCTTTTTTGTTTTAATTAAATTCTTGTTTTAGAAATTGCACTTGATACTGCGGCAACAAATGGATCTACCACTTTCTTATCGCCTGTTTCAGCATCTTCAATTTTTTCGTGCAGTTGTTCAACCGATGCTCTTTTTACACCTGTTGGGAAATAGTTTTCACGGATAGTTTCAAGTTTTTCTGTGAACTCTTCCTCTGTGGAAAACTCTACACTCTCTGCGAGTGATTTGATTTTTTCAACTTGAGTGTCCGTTAAACCGTCGCAAACTGAACGAACGATTTCTTGTTTAGTTGATTCTACTAGAGCTTTTCTTAACTCAATACCATATTCGATTTCTTCGTTAAGTTTATCTTCTAGTTCTTCAACCTTAGTTGCTAATTCATCCACTAGATCAACTTTATCTTCTGGAACATCGATGTAATGTTCTGCAAATAGATTACGTAGACCTGCGATGAAATCTTCGGTAATTTCTGAACGTAGTCCAGACTCGATAGCAATCTCATTGTCTGCCATCCACTGTTCAACAACGTACTCTAGGTAGTCATTTACTTTGTTTGTTAGGTCAGACTTAATTTCTTCAACTGCTTCTTCGAACATTGAAGCATACTTAACTTCAACTTCTTCTTCGATCTGTGCAACACGATCCATGATACGTGCTTCAAAGATTGTAGCAGCCTTTGATTTGAATTCTTCTGAAAGAGCATCATCTTCGGAGAACATATGGTTAACGTCCTCTTTCATTTTGTCTTTCCACATTTTCTTTTCGTCTAGAAGATTATCAACATCTTCATCTTCAACGTCAAGATTGATTTCGTCTTCCATTTCTTCATCTTCCTTCATAGTTTTCTTACCGCCCTGTGGGTGATTTTGAGTATCTGAAGATGCGGCAGATGGTTTAGTTGTTGGAGCAGTCGCACTCTTAGCAGCCTTTGTTGTGGCGATCTTATTAGAATCATCCATTGGCTTACTATTCTGAGGTGTTGGACCACCTAGATCAACTTCTTCACCTGGAAGTTTAGCTGGAGGCATAGCTGACGCAGACTTCTTGCTTGATGCAAGAATATCAGCTGCTGCTTCTAGTAATTTGTTCTTGGTTGTCATTTAGGGTTCTCCTTTTATGATTTGAATATTTATAAATT